CATGTTTTTAGTAAGCACTACAGCACAAGGAGCTATACTTGCTTGGTGTTTAATAGTTTTATCTTTAGGATATATAAAATTACCAAATAAACTTTTTGGTCTAGACATCCCCGATCAACCACGTGTGGATTCGACTTTTGCTGCTGGTCTCCTAGGCAACATCCTAGCGGGATGGGGTGTTTCTGTTGGTGCTGCTACAGGTGCTAAAAAGAAAAAGAAAGAGGGAGAAGCAACTAATAATACAAACACAAGTGGACAACAAACTATAATAATAAGACAACCAATAGAACTAATTACAAGTAAACCTGATGTTATCAAGGTTGAACCTACAAAACCAAAAGCATGAAAAAACTACTTCCATTATTGCTATTAGTTGCAAGTCCTAGTTATGCAGACATAACTCAAAAGTTTACTACTTCTGCACAAATTACTGTGGATATGCCATATAGCGTTACGAATAAACTTGGTACGACTTATTCGTTGTCAGGTAATAATATTACTCCTTCTGTAACCTCTGGCGGTAGCACTACGTCTGGTGCGATTGGAGGACTAAATGTTGGCTCGATTACAGCAGGTGTACCTGCTCTTATCCAGACTGATAAAGCAATCACTACGGCTGGATCAGCTTTCTCTGTTACAGAGTCGGTGACTATGGGAGATGCTACACCATCTGCTATTACTCCATCATCAGGAATCTCTGCTTTGCCTCACCTTGGAGGACAAACAACTATAGGATCTGGAGGGACAGCAGGATCTCTTGGCATGACTAGCCTTTCCTCAGGAGTCCACTCCTGTACTGCAGGTGGAAGTGGTACTAGTTGCGTTGGTAGCACTACAGTCACAATCCAAATTGACTAGAGTTTGGTTGCTATTAATAATATTATTTCCTGTCAAAACCCTTGCAAATCCTGTTGTCCCAACGTTCAGAAGTGGTAGTTCCAGCACAAATTCTACAAGTCAATCAGTCATAACGGAATCTATAACGAGCTATCAATATAGGACAGGCTATTCAGTTGGTGTAAGTGGAACTAACATTGAAAGTGCTGATGTAAATGGATATATTAATGCAATACCAACAGCAGAAGCTACACAAACTGTAAATGGAATTAATTTTTCTTATACAAGTCCTACCTTGGAGGGTATGCCTAGATGGAAGATCGTGAACGAATCGCAACCATTTTCTCTGGTCGAGACAGTAATGACGCCAGGCATCGACACAATTACCCAAATAAATCGCACTATAAACACAACTACAACCACAACTATAGAAACTACCTTTGGGCAATAGCTCTAATCCTTTGTCCTGTAAAGGTTTTAGCTAATACTACGGTTGCAAGTCCTAGCTCTAATGCACAAGGAACAGTCAATAATAATGCGACTATGATTGCTCCGCAAAGCACTCCTCAGTTTCGTATGTCACAAGGTATTGTCTGTTCTTCTCCTAGCCTTACAATTACTCCTTATGTAACAGATGCTTGGTCATTTAATCGACCTAAAGAATACGTTACTAGACAGAATATTTATGATGAAGATACTGGAGCGATAAAATATGTGCAAGAGACACCAAGATTTGAAAAAGATAACTATAACTTAAACTATGGGATCTCAGCACAGATCAGTATTCCGTTAGGTAAAGCACCTGAGTTATGTCTAAGAGCTACGGAAGTAAATATTAAAAATCAAGAATTGTTGTATCAGAAACAGTCACTAGAGATGGCACTTTATCGTTTAGAGGTTTGCGGAAAGCAAGCGAAACTCGGAGTTGTATTTACTGGAAAATATGCAGAGATTTGTGAAGGAATAAAAGTTATAGTTCCACCTGGCCAAGTTATTCCACATACGCACGAAATAAAGACTAAGTAGATTTATCTTTTTTCTTTGTCAGTTTCTTTATTAGGTTTTTTACTATTGGTTTTACTAAATTTAAAATAATAGGAGTAGTCGCAGCCACAGATGCAATAAAAGCAGTAGAGACAACCACGCTAGGAGTTGGAATATATTGGTCGATGAAAGGTACTTTTTCCCAGACCGCATTACATGAACCATCTATATCACGTTCATATTTTAACAGTCTCTCCAACCTAAGCTCATTCTTAAAATCGCCTTGCCTAAATGGTGCATTTTTAGGAGGACATGGTTTGTATTCATCTTCTTTTTTTTCTTCTTTCGGAATTTGTGCTTGAGGAGGTTTTCCTTCTGGTAAGGGATCAGGTTCTTTACTCACAGGTGCGGTTTCTTCAACAATAATAAGTTGATCTGGTTGATAGTTTAGAGGATAAAAACTTGGAAATGGACAGTCTGAAGTAACACCTCTTGGATCATCTATTAGCAAGTTTCTATTACCTGTATTTTTAGTATCTCTGTGATAATATTTACAACCTATGACCTCAATATTTGAATGGTCATAATTAGGTAGAAAAGTATATGGAATATGAATATTTGGAATATTTATTTCTGGAATACTTATTTCTGGTATTTCCAATTATTTTTTTGGTAATGTTGGCATAGATATACCTGTTGTTTTTGGTAATGCATTATCCATTACATTAGGTAATAATCCTTTAACTTCTCCTAACACTTGATTCATTATTTTTGCTTTAAATTGTTCTGATGAAACGTATTTGTATGTAAAAAAACCACCGCCTAAGATTCCCAACATAAGGATTCCAGTTACGATGGTAATAATGTCTAAAGCTTTTCTCATGGTAAAAGAACAAATAGCACGAGCTACAGCATTGATGTCAGTAGTCGTTTTGCTACTTATTGTAGCTATCAGTCCTCTCTATGTCACTATGGGTCTAATGACAAGAACTATGACTACTAAAACAGCTAAGTAAATCTATAGCTTAATTTTTGTACCAATTTTAGTTCCATAGCTATTTGAATCATCAAATACAGCACTTAATTCACCGTAAACAGATACTCTGTCATTTATACTGACGCTACCACCTGTTTTTGCACTAATGTTTGTTTCAGAATCTTTTCCATCTACAGACTGAAATAAACCACCACCTTGTATATACCAAGAAGCATTGTCATTCCCACCTTCGTACCCAACGTGCAGATCTGTATTATTAGATTGATAGTCAGTTTTTAAGAAACTTGCATTGTTCTCTACATTTACATAGAAACCAGCAAATGCAGGTGTTGATAGTGCTGAGACAGCAACTATAGAAAAAACTTTTTTAAGCATAATTTATAAAAATTAATTCGTTACATACTAAACGATTTTATATTAAAAACAACTTGCCCAACCTATAGATATGTATTTATCTTGTTTAGGTGGATAACCTTGATGAAAATATGTCCATATAGAAGGAAAAATTAAAAGTCTACCTTCTTTAGGAGCAATTTTATCCCCTTGCCAAAATTCAGTCCAACCATCTTCTACATCATTTAAATAATAGATATAAGTTAAAACTCTTCTTTCGTATGAAACAGTATCATTATGCCATGTATAACCTTTTCCTGATGATGTTTTTTGAACTTGATGCCTGTCTACTATTAAATTTTCAATAACAGAGGAAGGTAAAGTTAATGAAATATCATTATTAGTTGTAAAAGATTTCTTATTTAATTTACTGCAATGATTTCTATAATTAAATAATTCTTCGCTAGTAATTGCAGTTAATATCATACAGATATCTCTAAAATCCATCCAACTTGAAATTAAAAGATCTTGACTATCTTTTATTTTTACATCTATACCTTTACCTATTATTCCTTGTTGTTGATGATTTTTATATCTTTCAAATCTGTTAATTGTTTCTTTACATATATCTTTTGGAAGAGCATTATCTTTCACCCAAATAAATGGATCTTTTATTTCCTCAGAAGGCATATTTTTAAATTAATTTTCTGTAATTAATTCTTCCTGTGTTTTTTCTTCTGTTACAAGTGATTTTGATTCTTGTAGATTTTTCTTTAGTAAATTCTCACCAAAATGAATACCACCTTCAATCATTGATATAAGCTTAGATTCTTGTTCTACTACAGCTTTTGCTTGAGCTAATCTTTCTTTATGATTTTTTAGTTCTTCTTTCCATTCAAGAATTTGTTTTTCAGTTTTATCAGACATAAGTTTTTTACTTATAATATCAAAAATTATAAATTAATCAATTTCAGTTAAATTCATCTTATATTTTTTACCATTTCTATTATTTAACATATAAATCTGATTTTCACCCTCTTGCAATGTCCAATCTCCCCAAGTGCCATCAATCTTATTAACATTTTCTGGTGAATTAGAAAAATGAAGGTCATTAACATAGATGTTATTCCATCTAGCCGAACTTGAGCCAAGATCATAGGTATTTCCTGATTGAGGAACTATTGTTCTAGCTGTAAGAGTAGCAGTTATTGTATCAGAAGTGTCAGATCTTACAAACTGACTTGAATCAATACCATCTAATGTAGCTGCGTTACCACCGTTTGCACTTGTTATATATCCCGCCCCATTAGAAAGCTGATTATTATTTGTTGGAATTGTTGGTCTATTTGAAAGTGAATTATAGTCTTGACCGCTAACGCTAGTTATATATCCAGCTCCATTTGTAAGTTGGTTGTTATTGGTTATGTTATTTGCACCATCAGCCACATTTAAAATAGTCCTAACACTTGCTGCGGTAAGTTGAGAACAATCTCCACTGCCAGAAGCTAATCTACCCATTATTCTTCCAGAGTCAAAATTTTCTATCTTTGCAAGAGTTACCGCATCATTATTTATATTTGATGTTCCTACTGATGTTAAAAATCCAGCACCGTTTGTAAGTTGATTATTGTTTGTTGGAATTGTTGGAGTATTAGAAAAATTAGAATAATCAAGATAATATGAGCCTTGTTGTCCGTCTAGTAAGTCGCTATCTAACCCTGACGAAGCACCATCATTACCTGCATGCCAAATTGAATAATAAGTTGTACCGTCTGTACTAAAATCTATTGAGTCTTTAATTCTTAACGAAGACGAATCCTCTTGATTAAATAACCCAAAAAACCCACTAGATGACCATTGAATATAAGCTTTGTTTGTAGTACTTTCCTTAAATCTTATGAAAGGGCTATCTGAACCTTGTAAAATTAATTTTTCATTAGCACTAGAACCTAATGTAAGATTTCCTGTAGTTGTATCATCCTGATCTGCTCTTAAAAATTGTGTTGAATCAATACCATCTAATAATGCAGCATTACCGCCATCACCTGCTCCAGAAAGGGCTGCTGATGTAATGTAACCTGCACCATTAGTTAGCTGATTATTATTAGTAGGTATTGATGGAGTATTAGAAAAATTATTGTAATCAAGGTAATGAGAACCTTCTTGCCCATCTAATAAATCTGCATCTAAGCCAGAACTAGCACCATCAACAGTTTTAATTGCTGTTAAAATTTCACTTGCTGACTGATCGGCAGTCGCATTAGTCTCAATCGTGTCTAATTTTGTACCATCAACAGATAAGTCTCTGCCATCTACTGTCTGAGTTCCAGAGAAAGTAATATTGCCTGTAAACTGCCCACCAGCTAAAGGCATTTTCGCAGCTATTGCTGTATTTATAGAATTAGCTAATTTATCAGCCGTTATAGCATCATCAACTATTTTTGAAGTATCAATAGCATTTGTTGAAATCTGTGATCCTGATATAGTTGCGTTACCTATTGCAGATTGTGTGAAAGCTGTTGTTGCAATTTTTGTTGAACTATCACTTGCGGATTGAGTAGTTGCAGTGTCTAAACGTGCAGAGGGAACTGTTCCTGATGATAGATTACTAGCATTTAATGAAGAACCGTCAATCGCACCTGTAGCTATGCCATCTAATTTATTTTTTAAAGCAGTTGTAAAATTATTATCAGTTTGACTTGCAACAACAAAATCAAGTGTTCCATCTGAATCTTGATACGTTACTGTTATTCCTGTCTCAGTATTACCTGTAACCATACCTCCTACAAAATCTTCTACCTGTTCCTCCGTAAGAGTTGCTGTTATATATCCAGCTCCATTAGTTATTGCATTATTATTTAATGAAATATTTGATGTCCCATCAAAACTTACTCCCGCAATAGTCCTAGCATTTGCTAAAGCAGTTGCAGTCGCAGCATTACCTGTTATGTTCTGAACACTAACAGAATTACTATTAGAAGTTAAACTATTACCCATATAGCCATGATTTTGACACTGATAATGCAAAATTATTGGTGTTGAGTCAGTTACAACTATCTGTATATAAGAACCACTAGAACCTGCTGTCCCACTTGAGGTTACATTTGTTGTATAAGCTGTAGTTTTATCAGCTTCAAGATAAAAACGAATAGGATGATTAGCATTACTTGAATCTGACTGATCGAACCTATATGTATTACCAGGTGTTAATGATAAAAAAGGAGAAAAAATACCATTTATTTTATAACCTAAACTTGATCCTGTACCGTTATATCTATGAGCAGATGTTTTGGAAGCTACTGTAACTGTATAAGTTATAACGGAACTATCAAAAGTTCCTAAAGTTTCTCCAACTTCAAAAACATACCCAGAATCATTTTCAATATATAATTTTGCATCATCTGTTTTAACTGCAATTTCTCCGACAACTAAATCTGAGGATGAAGGCTTAGTAGTACCTCTTTTGTTTTTTATGACATTAGCCATTTTTAAAACTCCTGTAAATCAATAGCTCCCGCCATCTATATCTAAACCAGAAACAGATCCATTTTCAAGGAATGTTACTAAGTCAGTGAAAGCAACTTGTTTCATTGTTCCATTGTCATTAACAATAATACGATCTGCGGCTGCTAATGTAGTTGATGTAGCAGATGTCGCTCCATCTAATAAATTTAGTTCATCAGTAGTAACAGTAGCTCCATCAATTATTTGTATTTCAGCTTCAGTTAAGGCAGCTAAAGCAGCAGATCCTCCAGACTGACACCCAGATAAATTATCTAAATCAGCATCATAGGCTTGAACATTAGAACCAATAGCAAGACCAAGAGAAGCTCTAGCAGTAGCACCAGATTCAAGAACAAAATTAGAACCATTTCCTACAATAAAATTACTATCAGTTGGACTTAGACCCGCAATATCAGTTAATTGTGCATCAAAAGCCTGTACGTCAGATCCAATAGCAAGACCTAAAGCTGTTCGTGCAGCTGATGCACTTGTAGCTCCTGTACCTCCATCACTTATAGCAAGTGTTCCTGTTATTGAACTTGCACTTAAATCAACTGCTACCTCAGTTGATTCAAAAACAAGTCCACCATTAGCTTTTAAATCTACATCGAATTCATTACCAGTTTTTGTTAAACCATCACCTGCTGTTGCACCTGCTACTCCTGAGAACTGAGTAAAAGCAAGATTATTAGTATTTACGACATCGCTTCCTTTATTTGTTGAACAAACAAATCCAACATCACCAAAATTAGAACCTTGCTCAACAAATGTAAATATACCCGCTGCTGATGAACCATTAGCTAAATCTGTTGATCTTGACCATGAACTAGCTGAACAAATATAAATACCGTTTTCTGTAGCTGTGCTTTGATTCTTAACCAAAACACGATCTCCCGCAGAAACCGCAACACCATCTATTGTTTGAGTTCCACTTAATGTAATATTTGCTGTTGTTGCCACTTTTACAGAATCTTTTACATCAAGTCCTTGTGCAACAGAATCCACATAATTTTTATTTACACCATCTGTCCCTGCTGTAGGATCTGCTAAATTTGTTATTTTTTGACTATTAGCTGAAATTGCACTTGTAGGTGCTGCCATCTGATCCAATCTATTGACTTGAACACCAGTATCAAAATCAGAAATTTTAGTATGTGCTAAGGAAGGAATATCATCTGAGCTTAAAACTCTAAATGTTGGTGCTGATGCACTGCCTGATGCAGGCCCTGCTAAAACTGTATTCGCAGTTCTATTAGTTGCCTTATCAAAAAATGCTCCTTTACCTCCAATAGGTTCAATAGATGTAGCAGATCCTCCTGACCCACCTGTACCTTTACCAATTACTAATACTTCATCGCCTTCTCTAAAAGCAATTTCAGCATTTTCTAATGAGTCTGGGTTGGACGATCCAGTAGATCTTTTTATTCTAATTGTATTAGCCATCAGAAATTACCTCCATCGACAAGTGTTTGTTTAGTTGTTGTTGAATCTGCTTTAAATGTATCAGATGCAGCATGATAGTAAAAGATAGAATTATCTACCTTTCCTGATACATCAAAAGTAACACCCGCAGCCGCAGGGCCTTGTGGCCCTGCTGTAGTTATCTCAACTGTTGTGACATCTGAAATTTGTGATACTTCAACTTTGTTTGGACTACTCATTCTGTATAACCTTGAGTTACGTTTAGGTTTCCTTTTATATAATAGTATTCATCACCACTAGGCTCGGTTAATTTTACATCATATTTCAAAGTGCCAATAATAAAATTATCAGTTTGTGTATCAGTTAATTTAATATCTACAATTCCATTATCTCTATCAGTGTATGTAATAACCCAATCAGCAAATTTTACTTTTCGATCAATATCCCAAACTTGAGCAGCAACTGTATAACCATTTAAATTTATAGCTGATCCAGTAGAATCTTTAAATTTTAATTTTAATGGAAAATCTGATTTTTTTACAACATTAAAATTTTTAATACCTGGGATTATTGCCATTAGCTAGGTTTTGGAATTTTATTTTTTACTTTATCAACTATATCTGTTTTCCACTTATCTATACCATGATGATATATATAGTCTAATTGTTCTCCCCAACTAGGATATAATCTCTCTCTAAGTGTTTTATAATTATAACTATCAAAGTTATCTTGCATTGCTTTTAAACCAGAATTTACTACTTCTTCTGATGGCTTATCAGTACCATCATGAGTAATTAAATTTTCGTAAGTTTTATTTTTAGAGTCAGACCAACCAAACCATTGTCCTTCCTTGTAAGTTACAAGAAAATCTTCTATATGATTAGCTCTTCCTTGTGCATCCATTTTAAGTACCTCCTAGCTTTACAACAAAAAAACTAAATATATTTTCTGAACTACTACCAAGATATCTTGAATACATAGTTTGTGGTGGATTTTCTCCCCATGGATCAACATAGGTTGCTGTAGTTTGAGTAGCAAAATAAAAATAAGTGTTTGTATTAGTTACGTCTAATATTTTCTGACCTGCTCCATGCCCATGTCCTTGTCTGGTACGACCACTGCCATAAGCCATTGAACCTGTTGGATTACTACTTACTGAATTGTAACTTCCATTAATACCATTAGTTGAAACAAATAATTTTGTCCCCATTAAACCAGAAATAGACCCACCTGTATCATAAGTTGAAAAATTATTTTGCACTAAATACTTGCCAGTTTCTTGAAAACCAAATTTACCACTTCCATTATGAGAAAGACCTGTACCTATTATTTGAAAATTAGTATCATCTCTTTCCCAATTATTTGAAACTATATGAGTACCAGAAGACATAGTAAAAGAAGAAGTTACTCTCCAACTGTCTGCATAAGATATTCCTCCTAACCCGCCTGCACTATCAATAGTAGTACTATCACCAAAATGAATAGTCATTATGAAACCTCCTGTAAAACAAATTTAAATTTTTTACCGTTTCTCCTATTAATCAAAAAAAGATCCTCTATTCCTTCTTGTATAGTATAACTTCCGTAAGTTCCGTCAACGTCATTTTTATGTCCTTCGTTAGATAAATTTAAATCATTGATATATAAGTTAGCCCATCTTAAAGATGATGAACCTAAATCATATTGATTATTAGAAGCAGGTAATAAAGCATGCAAATTTGTTAAATTTTGACCCCCAATTTGACTTAATAATGAAGCTGAAGTAATTACTGTTCCTGTTTCATCAGGTAAGGTTATAGTCCTATTAGATGATACTGATGAATTTGCTTTTAAAGAGATATAATTTGTCCCATTTGAACTAGTTTCACTAAATCTTATTTCATTTTGATCGTTTAATGTTATTCCATTAGCGTCAAAAACCATTTGCTCTGTTCCAGAAGAACTAAATCCCATTATATTTGCTGATTTTCTAAATAATCCTAAATTTGTATTACCATCAAAACTTAGAACTGGAGATGTAGCACTATTGCTATCATCAAGCAATAACACCCCATTCATCGTTCCTCCTGTTTTTGATAATAATCCTAAATTAGGTTGATCTATGTTGCCTATATCAGTAAAACCAAGATTAGTTGAATTTCTTATTTTGAGAATTTTTGAAGTCGTGTTAAGAAAAGTCATGCCAGCTACACACTGGCTTCCATTTAAATCAGTTGATTCAGCACTTTGTCCTTGTAATGCTTTAAAAGCAGCTTGAATATCTAGTCTGACGTTTTGACCAGACGCATTTTGAATATCAAAATTAGCAACCGAAAGCGACATAATTAACTAGGGTTTGCCCTATCTTAACCTCCTTTGCCGAAACCAACAGCACTGTAGGTAAAATTCCTATCAATACTAGCATTACTTGAGTTTTTAAAGTGGACTGTAAAGCCAGTTCCAGATATATTTGACAATTCAAAAAAATCACCTGTTGCCATGTTTTGTGGAGAAATATTAATTGATGGTAAAAAATTATTTAAATTACCTAATGCAGAAGTTCCTACGAAAAAAGGAGCATTAAATGTAACTACTTTTGCTGATGTTCCAGATGCTATTACACTTGATTGCTCTGTCCTAGATGGCATTGTTGCTACATAACCTGCTTGCTGTAAATTAATATTTTGTGCGACATCTGCTGTTGATAAAGTAATTCTAAATTGAAAGCCTCTGCCTTTAAAAGTACCATTTGCAAAATCATTAAAATCTGAATAACTACTCATATCAGTAGAAGTTCTAACTGCTATTTTTGCATTTGCATCATTAGCAACAGTTCCATCAAAATCTGTCCAAGTATCAATTAATTCAGTTCTATTATCAAATTCATCTCCTACATAAAAACCAACTCCTTGAAAATGCCTTTTTAAAGTTAGAGAAAATACACCTCCTAAGTCTAAAGTATTGGCAAAATTATAAGTACCAGTTGCATTAGTTGATGGATTAGTAAGAATTAAACCACCTTTTGAACTGCTATATTCAGTATTACTAAATAAACTAGATGTTGTGTTATTAAATGGAGGAGTATCATTATCCTCTCTATCAGTTTTAACAGTAATAGAATCAAGAATATCAACAAGTGATAGCGTTACACTAGCTGCTGTTTCACTAAATCTACCTCCATCATCTTGAAATTTAAGAAGATATGTACCCGCAAGTGCTGGTGCCAATACTTCTGTAGAGTTACCAGGAACAGCTTCAATAATATCTTGTGCAGATTGAAATGTAGCTGAACTTCCTGATAGCTGAGTATGCCTGACATAAACTCGACCACCATGTAAAACATCTATTGCAGTTGTTTGTGCAAATCTAAGTCTTACAAATTGCTCATTAATAGGTTCAAGAGTCAAACCTGTTATAGTCTCAGGTAAAGAAGTTTTACCTACTGCTGTAAAAGTAGTTGTAGTTGGACTAACAGATAATTGCAAAGCAACATTATACGAAAAAACTTCTATCGTATATTTTCCTTTTTTTGTATCTAAAAGTTCAAAATCAGTACTAAATACAACTACAGAAACATAATTGTTTTCTTCAAATCTATAATTAACTAAATATTGAGTAACACCTTTTACAGCTTGCCAATTAACTATTAATTTACTTCTAGCGATACTATTTATAACGATTGTTTTTTCTGTAACGCCTAAATTACTTGGAGATAAAGCTGGGGCATTAAGTGTTGATATTATTCTTGGTGATAATTGACCATTATTTTCAATAAAATCATATTTATCTTCAATATATGTAATAGCAGAAATATCGTAATTTATACCATCTTTCTCCTCAACTTGAATAACTCTGAATAATTGTGTTTGTAGTGATGTACTTGAAATTAGATACGGTGAATTATTATTTGGTGCTGAAGAAAAAGCAGATTGATTAGTAATATTACCTTCATTATCTCTTTTAGTTACACTATTAACAGTAATGACTGAGCCTGTAATATTTGATATAGATCCTATTTCTATTGTTCCATCAGACAAAATAACACTTATAGTAGGATTTTCATTTAGATTTGGAAGATCTGTATCTGTAACTGAATCTATTGTTATTGTTGTTGTTGTAGCAGAAACAACACGACCACCTCTCCTAGACCCTGCTCTTACAGGATCGTTTACCTCTATAACAGCACCTGGTCTGACTAATACTCCAGCGTCAATTGAAGTTTGAAAACTTATTACTTCTGACTGACGTTCCTCTGCAAACATCATCGCTCTTCCAAGTCTTGCAGCTTGTCCACGAGAAGTACAAGCAAAAGCTTTTACTTTTTTAATAGATGTTCCTAATTTCTGTCGTCTAGCAATATCATCTGCACTATCGCTATCCCCAACAACTTCAAAATCTACTTCTTGAGAATCCATATTAAAGTAACTAACAGAAAATATTGAATGACGTTGTTTTAAACTGCTACCTGAGTATGTAAAACCTTCCTCACTTACATTCGATAAATTAAATAAGTAACTTGGCGATAAGGGTTTATCTTGAGAAATACTTACTGTTCCTGATGACCATATTGGCATACACATCATTACTCCACATAATTCATTTATTGCATCAAACGCTTCTTTTGGACTTTGAATATTTACATTACAACTAAATCTTGCTTCTTTAGTTCCCGCCCCAGTTTTATCATCTACCTCTTCATTTGCATATTTACTTGCTGCTACAAAGCTAAATAAATCTAAAGAGTTATCTGAGATATGATCTCCAAAACCATAACGACTATTAGTAAGTAAATCTAATAAACACATAGCAGGACAGTTTGTATAAACTGCAGCTCCCATCGTTCCGTTAAATATATAACCATTTGGATAACGTATTCTTCCTGTTAAAGGATCAACATCAGGCGTTCCACTATTTAAAGCTCCTGCTCCTGGTATTCTGACTTTTATTCCTCTAATCCTATATTTTCTATTTGGAATACGGTTAAATTGCTTACTATCTAACCTCAAAGCCATGTAAGCACTATTTGGATATCTTTGTATATCATCAACAACTTCTTGTAAACTTGTAAATTGAAAAGAATTTACTCTATTCGACTCAGTACTATCAGGTGTTACTCTTACAACTCTAACATCAACAGGAAAATCACCTTGAATATCAATTCTATGATCTCTTGAATAAGCATCTGCTGTTCGACCACTAACTGAAGTAGAAATTATATCTGTAAAACCACCTGAGTTGTATTGAACCTGTATTTTATATTCAACTGTATCTCCACGAATATCGCCATCATCTTCTGCTACCTGTATTTGAGGCCAAGTTAAAGTAATAATTATAGCGTCAGCATTTGCACTAGCTGGCGAACTAGCAGCAACTTGTCTTGTTACAGGAGTTGTATTAGTAACTGTTACATTTACAGTTGTAGGTGTTCTAGTATCTGAAGGAATACCACTCATCGGAAGTTGATTAGATGTTCCGAATTTAGATTTAAAAGTTACATTTTGAAAGTTAAAATCAGTATCTAACGGACTAGAATTTGAGGCACTTTCCTTAAGAATTGGAGTATTGTCAAGAAAAACATCTTTTAAACTTGCATTTTCATATTCAGTTGATCCTTTTGTTAATTCTGCTTTAGATGCAGTTGCAAAACCTTCTATTTCACCCTCTGATATTAAATCTTGAACAGTAGCAAATTGCCTACTATGAAGAGTATCAGGAGCACGGTATGGAGGGGGAGGTGGCTTTGGAGCACCCCCTGATCCTTTAATGATTTTAGTTTCGTCTGTCATCCTTCTACTTGATTTGTATCAACTGCTGCTGATATAACAACAGACCCAGTGAATATTTCTCCATATACAATGGGAACTGGTGTTCCAGCCCTATTAGTATTTTGCAAGCCTCCAAAATTAAATGATAATTGTGGATCTTCTTCTGAGTTAAATTCCTTTGGTTGTTCTACAGGAAATAATAATTGACTTACACCTCCTAAAACTAGGGCAAAACCAATTTTTTTTGTAAAAGCAAACAAACCTAAATTCTTTTTAAAAGCAGCACCAAATACCCCAGCACCACCAGCAAAAGCAAAACCAATTAAAGCTGCTCCAAGTAAAATTTTTCCTAGACCTTTACCTGCTCCACTTATTACAGGAATGAAATTTATATCTTCTTTCCCAATAGGATAATTTATTTCATCTTTATCAATATTATAATTACCAACTTTAACCTGATAATACTGAGGACTCATGTGTTGTTCTAAGTTTGGAAAATTATGTATTAAAAAACTTACAGCCTGACCCACACTATTTACATTTACATCTATTTCTTTATGACCAATAAATTCTGCTAATTTTCCATACAATTTAACCTTACGCATCATAACGATACCTCTTGCCTGTACATTTTAATAACCATTCAGAGTAAGGCTCTCTACACGATAGTCTATCGGTTAAATGATGAATAACATCACCATTAAAAAATAATGCTACATGATTTAAAGTTGGATGCAAAATACTCATTAATAAAACATCTCCATTCTCAGACTTTTCAGTATTTTTTAATTCACGAAATCCAGTTTCCAAAGCATATTTTTCAAACAATGGATTTTCCAAAAATATTTCTGGAGTTGTAGGTCTCACATAATCTTTTAAAACTATGTTTTTTTCTTCTTTATACCAATCTCTTACAAGACTCCAACAATCTGTTATACCCCAAACCCATTGACGACCCATAAGAGGTGCTTTGTAACCTGATGGTTCTAAATATCCCCATTGCTCTGTTTTAGGATTAACAATATACCAAGGCAATCCACTCTGTTCACAGCTAACCTTATCTGCCTGACTTGGAGTTGGAGGAGTTACAGGATGACTATGAATTATAGCTACAATTTCTCCTGTATTATCTGCTTTTACATAATCTTCTGGATCTAAAATAAAACACTGATGATCTGTTATTGCAAGATTTTTACAAGAATAATATCTTTGTTTACCTTTTACATTAAGAAGTAACCCTACTGACTCTTTAGGGTCTTGTTGTTTTGCATGAAGTAATGCTTTATCTTTCCAAATCATTCTATAAATGTACCTATAGAAGGGAAGTCAGCCCTAGTACATTGCCTCTTTGGACATTTTATATTAACAAGATCTAATACTGAAGCTAATTCAAATTCAACAATTTCTCTTGTTTCTTTAGACTTACGATCTATTGAATAAATTTCTTTTGGAAATTCAGCGTTAGGATCAGGTGTCCCATAAGGATTTGTTCCACCACTAAAATTTACTCCATCAATAAATTTAGCAAGAGTTCTAATTCTAGTTACTGTTGCACCAGTAAGATCATTGCCAACAGATGTTTGATTAACAGTTAGCAATATCGCTGAAATAACACCTGTAGCATTACTTACTATAAGTTTTGGTCTTGGTATATTTTCTTTCGTAAAAGCAAAACCTGTCGCTTCTATAGGAAATCTTAAATAATCATTACCTGCCCAAACTATACGACCATTTGCGTTCATATTACTTCCTGCATGAAACCTGTAAATAGTTGTTGCCCCATGTAATGTCGATGAAAGTTGTAAAGTAAATAATTCAATAATTGCAGAAGGATTTATAGATTGTAAATCACTAAATATTGCTGAATTAACTGTCATTACGATACTGGTTCAAACACTTGTATGAAAGTAGCATTTATTGTAGCTCTACTTGGAAATTGCATATTTTTATTCCACTGTGGACATTTAAACTGCATTGCACTTGATTCATTAGGTGGTGTATATGTAAAACTTGCACCATCTTCTGCCCTAGCATCTAAAAAAGTCTCGATTGTATCACTCTCTGTTTCACTAAGATTTTTCCAAGACAAATTAAAAGTTTTTGGATTTTGATTTAAACCAAATGTAATTCGATGTTCATATCCATCACCAAATTTTACTGTTCTTATTTTTGGCTCAGATTTTTTTTGAACAGGAAAACTAGGCTCAATATTTGGAAAATTTGCCATTATGCTAATAATCCTCCAGGTCTTTTTTCTTCTAATAATTGTGATTGTATAGCAGATGCAATAGCCTCGCCAAGTAATCTTCCGTCATTTTCATCACCTTCAACAGAAGAACCAGAAGCATCTACATTTACAACTATATTACTTGCACCTCCTCCTTGTGCAATAACTCCAAGTTTCCCTCCTCTCCCTCTTTGCAATGGGAGTATAGCTTCAGGCCCAGCCTCTGCCATCAGGCCAACTCCTCGTGCCATAGGAAAAACGGATGGTTTATCTACGACACCTCCTCGATAGAACGGTTGCACATTATTTTTTGCAAATACATTACCTTTTGCACTTTTTTCAACGACACCTCCTTTTTTAAATTCCAAGAAACTTTCTAAACCTGGAAAAAGACCAAAAATTGTTTTAAAAAATAATGCTTTTATAATCATTCGTTGTAAATCTTGAAGTATAGATCTTGCTAAATCGCCAAAACTAGCTTTTCCCGATACAGCAAGTTCTGCAAATCCATCAGCAAGTTTATCTATAGATGTTACTGCTAATTCTTCTATGTTATTTTGTAAGTCACCACCAGCTTGTGCTACCTTTGCAAGTTCCTCTTTAAAATTAAATGTATCTGATCTTGCTTCTTTTAATTTAGCCATTACAGCATCAAGATCTAAGCCAAGTTCCTTTGCAAGTTCTGGAAGAGCCTCCATCGCTTTTTTAGCTTCAAATCTTAATAGATTATTTTCAAATTCTTGTTTGTTTATCAATCCTAACTCTAATCTAAACTTTAATGCGGATTCTTGTTTATCTTTTTCACTTGTAAATAAAGGAAATTTCCCAGGCTTGAAATCATCTGTTATTTCTTGAATAAGTCGCTCATTTTTTATTCTTTCGCCCATTTGTTGAATCGTTTCACCTTGGGCATTAGTACGTTTATCACCAAGTCTTAAAGGACTATCAAAACTAGCTCCACCTAATGTAACATCAAAATTACCTCCAAATTCTTCTTGTACCTTTTTATTTGCAAATGCTCTTGCGTCTGCCTCATTCCTCAACCTATTAATTAACCTTAACAATCTAGTAATCTGACGCAAAATTCCAGTAATTAAATCATTAAATTCACCTCCAAGTTCTTTAAAAATTATTCCAACTTCAAATTTCATATCTAAAAATGCGTTTTTCATTCTTGCTCCTGATTCTTCACTTGATGCAGCCATTTCTAATGCAGCTTTCCTATGATCAGTAGATAACTTATTAGCAAAATTAATTATTTGATTTAAATCAACCACACCATCTCTCAAATCTTTTTGCAGTTGAGTCATTGACCTTTCATTAGCTTTTGCAAATTTAACAACTGCACCAGGAAGTCTTTCGCCCAGCTGACCCTGGAGCTCTTCTGCCGACACCTTACCTTTTCCAAACACCTGTGCCATCGCTCTGATTCCACTTGATAAGTCTTCTGCATCTCCACCTGTTGCTTTTATTGCTTCTGATATTCCTCTAAAAACAGTTTCTGCATCTTTTATTGTTCCCCCTGACCCTAAAACTGATGCAGCTAATTGAGTAAATTGTTTTGTTGCTTGTGCAATAGGAACATTTAACTCATCAGAAACACTTCTAATTATTTGAAGACCTTTATTGTACGTTTTGGCATCTTTAGTAACGCCTAATAATGCTATTCTTAATCTTCCAACCTCAGCGGCATATTCCGTTGCACTTCTTGTAAACAAGGCAAAGTCAATACCTGCTCCAATACCTGCACCAATTGCAGCACCTTTTGGACCTCCTAATAATGCACCTGTAATTGCACCTTGGGATGTAAATCCAGGTAATGCTTGCGAAGCAATAGTACTTGCAAAACCTCTTGCGACTTGTGTTCCAATTCCAGCTGTTCCTTTTTTTGAAACTTTATTAAAAGCTTGTAATTTTTTTCTATTTTCATCAATCTGTCTTCCAAGTCTTTTAAAAGCTCGTCCACCTGTATTTACTTCTTCTCTAAGTCTTTTAAGAATTTTTTCTTTTTGTTTAAATTGACTTATAGTTTTTGGTTGTACTTTGCTTACTTCTCTTATTGATTGAGCAAGAGATTTAATATTTTTTTTTGTAGGTGTTAATTGTGTATTTAAATCAGTTAATTGTTTTCTAAGACCTTTGAAATCTTTTAAACCTTCAAGATCTATTTTTAATTTAATTAATGATATTTTTTTCTCAGCCATTATTTTTTCTCCTTATTAATTTCCTTGAGAGCTACTGATTCCATAAGTTGTATGCCCTCTAACATTTCTTTGCGGTTTTCTACATTGTAAAGGTCAAACAAACCTCCAGCAAGCAATAAGACCTCATACTTTAATCCTACTACACCTCCAAAGGACATATCCCATTGTGTTTGTATTCTTAAAAACATCATAACAATTTCCCAATTTTCATCTAATACCTCAAAATCATCATCCTCTTCTGGCTGCTTCTCAATTTCTATACCAAATGCTTTTGCATCTTCTAAAGTTTGATCAATAGTCTGCTTACCACCCGAAGCCCAATGTGTGGCAGCATCTATTAGTTTTTTGCTTGAGCATTTCCATAAAAACTTCTGAAAGCTTCTAAAACTCCTTTTACAAAATCAACATCTTCTGCAAACTCTTTCAAATTTTCATCACTAAAATTAACAGGAGTTCCGTCCTCTTCATTTATATCAGACCAGCCTACTAATATTTTTTTAAGTGCATCGAACTCATCTTCTTCTTCAAATTTATCAAGTTCGCTTCGAGTTAGCCTTGTAAATTTACCTTCAAAAGTAAAACTTTCAAACTCACCTGGTTTTGTCAAACTTGGTCTTTTAACTTCTACAGGCCAAGGAAAGACCTTGGATTTTTTACGAACAAATGCCATAAATTCTAAATAATATATATGTTTCTATACTTT